CGAGCGCGTCGGCAGCTCTTCGCTTGATGACAGCATCCTCCGGGTATTCGTCCTCAAGCCGCGCCTGCTCGCGCAACTCCTCGATAAGTTCGCTGTAGTCAGTCATCACTTCTCTCCATATGCGGGTTTGCGTATAAAATTTAGATATACGCGCTCGCGTATTCAGTCGTCTTCCTGATCCCACATCTTGTATCGCCCGCTGTTTCCCGTCCGATCGCCCATGAGCGCCAGCACGATCCGCACGAAGCACATTCCAACGGTGTAGACGCCGATGGCTGTGAAAATATGGACGATCATCCTACGCCCCCACCAGTGCTTTGGAACAAATACCAAAGGCTTATGTAAATGCCGATAAACGCAATAATCGCAAAAATGGCTTTGAGCATGGCGTCACCTTTTTGTTCTGACAATATTGTGGACATTTGGGAGATGGGTTGTTCTTACAGGCAACTATATTTCCTATACCACGAAGGCTAGGTGTCGTAAATAGGTTTGACCGGCTTTTTGTAGGTCGCTCTCTCGCCAATGTCAGCAAGGATATCTTCCTGACGATGCAGAAAGCCGCGCTTCCTGAGATAATTCAGCGCCTGTGTGGTGGAGTCCACAGCGTCGTCATGCCTGCCCTTCGGGAACATCTCGCACTGGGTGATGACCTTATCAGCCCAGTCCCGATCCGGAGCCCAGACCTGGCCATTCGAGAATGTAGCCTGAGCGGCATAGGCTCTGGCGACCTTGTCCGCGCTGCCGGGATTGATCAACTGAACCGACCAGTTCGTCGTCCGGTTCAATCTCTTGATCTCATCCGCGACAGTCATGCCGTTGGCCTTCGCCTCGATCAGCAGCAGGTCAACCTTGAACTGGTTGCACATATGCGTGACCCACTCGACCAGACCCCATGCAGCCCTCTGCCTGATTCTGAAAGCGGCCTCAGTCTCTCCGGGCTCCCGCAATACATTCGAGCCATGAACCTGCAAGCGCATCTCCTTTGCGTGCATCAGCATGGCGCATGGGATCGTATCCCTGTCGTCAATCAGGTCGATGCGCTCGCCCTTGACGGAGAGAATGGATTTTGCCGCTGAGCCGCCGCGCTGCCAGATTCCCCAGATCGTCAGATAGCTGGCGTCGTTCTCCTGCTTCTCGGTATAGGCAGTGTCCAGCGAGGCGACGATGTAATCCATATCCGGATAGGTCATGCCGCTGTTCAGTCCCTGAGCTGCGGCTTCGTTGTCGTCGTAAAGCTGCCACCAGGATCGCTGGATAATGCCGCCTCCTCTGGGAGATGGGCGCTGCTGGAACTGGCCGGCAGTGGCGAACGGCCCCATAACCCTTTTGTCCCGTTCGACAACCTCACGCGGGAATCGATCCGGGAATAGTAGCTCGCCCTCTTCCTCACGCGGATCTACAAAGCCTATGCTGGTCTCGCATCGCCGGTCTTCTTCGAATTCCATCGGCAGGCAGAGATGCTCATACCCAAGCTGCTTATCAATGATTACGCCAGATACATCGCCCTCATTGAGGCGCTGCATAATGACAACAATCGACGACGTTTCGGGATTGTTCAAGCGAGTCGGAACGGCCTCAAGAAACCATTCAATCGTAGAATTGCGCATGGCCTCAGACGCAGCGCCCTCGACAGAATGCGGATCGTCAATGATAACGATGTCGCCTCTGGAGCCAGTGATCGAGCCAGCAGCCACAGCCTCTCTAAAGCCTGTCGCTTTATTCTCGAATTTGGTCTTGGCGTTCTGGTCGCCGGTAAGAATGATCTTGTCGCCCCATCGAGCCTGATACCAATCGCTTTGGACAAGCCGACGCATTTTTGTCGAATCGCGAATAGCCAGACTTTGCGTATGGGATGCGCACAAAAACCGCAGATGCGGATCCTTCGCCCAACACCAACTCGGAAAGAACACAGATGTCAAAAGCGATTTAGAAAACCCAGGAGGAACATTTATAAGTAAACGATTGATTTCTCCATAATAAACGGCCTCAAGATGTTCGCAAATGGCATTCATATGCCATCCCCATATCAAATTGTTTCCGGGCTCAATATTGGGCCATGCTTTCTTGACAAAGTGAACAAACGAGGCTTCGCATTGGCGGCGCGATTTTTCAATCAAAGCTTCCGCTAAGGTTTCCCGTTTGCTCCGCGATAAAGTCGTCAAGCTCATCGTCTGACATGCCTTTGAAATTCACGCTTAATGAACCGGAATGCTCCATGTGAACAGGCTCTTTCCAGCCCATCCGGGTCTTTGACCAGAATATAGCAGCCGTCGTAGCCTTAAAGTCATCCTTGGTGGCCTGGCGGAATAGATTAGCCGCGACCTTGGCATTGGCCTTGATCATAGCCTTGTCCAATTCCTCGCGGAAATATTTCCTCAAGGTTTTAGGATCTATATCCAGAACCGTGCATATCTGAGCCTGAGGCATTCCGAAGCTGGACATGGCCTCAACCATCTTCCGGTTTTCTTCCGTCGGCTTGAAGGGAGGCATTCCCGGTTTCTTTACTTTCTGATCGTTGGACATGATTTTTTTTCGCCTTCAAATTATTAAAAGACTCTCCATTAGATTCCAGATGAGCTTCTTTTCCCGTGAAATTCTGCCATCTTTCCACACAGATGTCTACATAGGCCGGACTGATTTCAATACCTCGGCATTCTCGACCTAATTTCTCAGCAGCAATCATCGTTGTTCCCGTTCCCATAAAACAATCGACCACGCCTCTGCATCTGTTTACAAGATCCCCAACTATGTATTCTGGCAAATGCACAGGAAATGTAGCGCCATGAACGCTGGCAAATTCATTATTCCGCTGCGGCGGCGCGTTATATACGTTGCTGAATTTTCCCTGCCAGGAAGAATATGGTATTGATCTAGATGCGTTTTCCTTATTTGAGAATAAAAATATCCATTCATAACGACTCGACATCACACCTTTAGCCATCGGTGGTGCTGCATGGCCCTTATCCCAAGTGACTATGTCAATAAGATTTGTCGCCCATTTGCCCATCCACTCAATTATTGGCCTTTTTGAATTAGCCAACGGCTGGACATTTATAACAGATAGATCAACAAATGTCATAGAAGTAGAAAGTATTGAATCTAATAGGCAAAAATATTCGTTAGATGACACATTATCTGTGTAATCACCGTAAGCGTTGCCATTCTTGCTTATGGACTTATTGCCGCTTAATTTTGCCCCACTACCAAGATTGTAAGGTGGAGAAGTAAAAAGAATGAATCCATGGCTTACTTTTAAAGTATTCCAGTCATTAACATTGGTGGCATCTCCACATACCAACCTATGATTCCCAAGAATCCAAACATCGCCAAGAACGCTAACCGGTTCAGCAGGCGGTTCGGGCGTTTCATCGGGATCCGTTAAACCTTCCGTTTTCTCCGCCAGCAGGATTGCCAGTTCATCAGGGCCAAACCCGGTCAAGTCCAGGTTAAAGTCCATCTCAGAGAGATCGGACAATTCGATCTTGAGCATTTCCGTGTCCCAGCCGGCGTTTAGCGCCAGTTTATTGTCAGCCAGAACGTAAGCCTTTTTCTGGGCATCAGACCAGCCAGACGCGACCATCACGGGAATCTCGCCGATCCCGAGCTTCTTGGCAGCCATGACACGACCATGGCCAGCGATCAAACCGCCTTCCTCGTCAATCAGAACAGGCGTTGTCCAGCCCCACTCCCGAATGCTCGCCGCGATCTGGTCAATCTGCTCAGGAGAATGCGTTCTGGCGTTCCTCGCATAAGGCACTAACTTATTGACTTCTCTTCTTTCTACCTTATCAGCAGGCCAAATCTTTTTCATGATCGGGAAATTCCTTTTTTGGGCACTTTAACTCTATCTTGTATATATTTGATTTATCAAACAATTCCCTGCTCGATCTTTGTCTTTATCTCTTTATTGCATTTTCCCTCTTCTTCGAGGGTGTCTTTGAGAATGCCTGAATATAGCTCAAGGTGTTCTGAAATTCTCTCTACCTTTATTACTAAGCGCTCGAATAGTTCGACCATACGGGTTTCGTTGGTTTGTGTGGGCATAGGTGGATCTTTCTCTAGAAATTGAAGAAACTGTCCGGGTTGTCCTTATGGTCTTTTATCTTCTTTGTCTTGAAGTCTACTGCGATGACGACACGACCGGATTTGCGGGCTTCGTCATGGGCTTTTAGCTCAGCGAGGAATTCGTCGATCAGCTCCCAGGATCCGGGTTCTATTACATAGGGACCGCCTTCAGGACCGGGTTTCGCCAGCAAACCATATTTGGCCCAGTTAATCGCCATCCGCCATCTTCTCCAGGGCAAGACGCTACCCTTGCTGTCGGCATTCCGCGTTCGGACCTGCGCAAGTCCTTGGCCTCTCAAGGAGTTTTAAACTATACCAGATTTTTCGCACTTTGCAACAAAAAGGGCTTGACAGATTTTATTTAGAACGGTATTTATAGGGACATAAACACAAACCTTGGAGAGACAAAATGAAAATCACCGTCCTGATCAAAAACGTTTTTGGCGAAGACAAAGCTTATCCCCACTGCGATATGGCTAATAAATTTGCCAAGCTCCTTGGGACCAAGACACTGACAAAAGATGCTCTGAAGCAGATCAAAGATATGGGATACGAAATCGAAGCTAAATTCCCATCTGATTTCCTGAACTAAGGTCGAAACAGGGCTCCGGCCCTGTCCAGCCGTAAGGCGGCTGCTGATGAGACCAACCATGGAAATGAGGAACCCAACATGCGCTACGATAAACGAAGAGTCATGCTTGTAGCCCATAGGCTACGACGTGAGACAGGACAGCCATTTGGCGAGTGCCTTAAACAGGCGTGGGCAGACGAGAAATCGCCTAAGCCCATCGCCATTCCACCCCAGAAACTGCCATTGGAAGCCGCCGTGCTGGGAGCTTACAATCTGGCCCGCAAAATCTACACCTCCCGGATTGAAATCGCCGGCAGAGTCAATTTCGATCTGGGCGTAAGGATAACCCCCAAGGGCGAAATCCCCATGGCCCATGTCATCTCAAGAAACGTCGCCATCGGATTCGAAAGGCTCCCAAAATGAAATACCGAACTGGATATTTGACCTACGACTTCGAAGAACTTCAGGTCGTCCCGGACCATGACTCATGCGTCTGGGGCGAAGCAGAGATCGCATTCGAAACAGATCCCGGAGATCCAGACACAGGATATCGCGGCGGGATATGCTACGACGTTGAAAGCATTATACTTCATGCCGATGAAAAAGGAAAGGCCGGACTCAGGCTGGACAACAATTCAGAAATCTATCGCCTGATCGAAAAAGCCCTGCACAAGGATCCGCATCAATATCGCATCGTCGATATGGTTGAAAGAAGCCTGTAACAAAAATATTTTGATATGGGCTTGACAGGATTGCGGGATGTGGTAATCTCATCTTCGTCAACAACACAAACCAACGAGGGACCAAATGAGCCAGAATGAACTCGCTGACCGCTATGCCGCTCTTAAAATCGAGATGGATGCCCTTCAGGATGAACTGGACGCAGTCAAGTCCATGATCCTGGCCACGGGAGTTGACGTTATCGAAGGAGATCGCTTCCGTGTAACAGTCGGCCTTCAGGAGCGCACCAGCATTTCCGCCAAGGAAGCCGAAAAGGTGCTTGATCCGTCTGTTTACCAGCAGCTCGCCAAGACGACCATGTTCTCTGCGGTTAGATACAAGGCCATCAAAGCCTAAAAAAAATCCCGCCCAGACTATTGTGACTGGGCGGGCGTCCATGCAGGGAGGAAGAAATCACGGACAAGTTGGAGAAACAGCATCTGACGAAACAATGCCAATAAACATATTATACAATCCATCAATCTTGTCAAATCCTACCTGCTTTTTACATTCCAAAGCACAGCCAGAACAGATAAACCCTTTCTTAATTTTATCATCCCTTCCCATCCGCATGGCGTCTGACCCGAATCAGCGCAGAAATTAATGACCTCTGTAGCCACACCAGCCCCAAGATTTTGCAGGGCTGTGTAGGCGTCATTATACCTGTCCATGACATCGGTATGCCTGGATGCCTCTTGCTGGCCCAGAAACGTATCCACATCAATCTGAGCCGATTGGCCTCTCTGCTCTCCGGTAGATGTTTTTGGCCTACGTGGGCCGTTTATAACCGCAATATACTGGCTGTAGAGACTTGAGAACCGCTTGGCCGTCTCATATTCAGTCTCGTCTATCTTCCTGCTGAGATAGAATATACCCGGAACAGTACCCCATTGCGCATCCTGCATTCCGACCAGAGAATAGGCAGCCAGGCGCTTAACCAGAGTTGGAGACGGCTCTTGTTCCGCCGGCTTTACCTGGCCGTTTGGAAAACGCGGCGCTTCGATTTTCCGCTTACGGCCAGGGCGTGCCATTCACTTTTCTCCGGGTAGCCACCAGGATGGCGGGAAATAGGTCGAGTTCCGCTTGCTATGCTTGTGTAGCTGTTTTTCTATATCGCTGTAAACCGGCTTTTCAGGCTGATCTGGCGCAGACTTCTTCCATCTGTTCGGTCCAAGCTTGCGTTTTTCAACGACCACTGGCTTCTTGAAGTAACTCATCCCGTTAATATTCTTTCTTTTTCCATTCTTTTTGCCCACGCGATACTTCGACTTTTTACAAAGTCTTTTACCGATTTTGTGGGATACTCAGGTTTATCCTTGAGATTTCTCGGCCAAACCCCAAACTTGTTCTTATAATTGGCCAACGCCCATGAACGCGCCCGACCACGCTCTTCAGCAAGATAAAGCAATCCAGACCAGAAAGATTGCTTCTCGTCAAATTTGACCTTGCGTAGCTTACCACCAGAACCCAATTCCGCAAGCTCGCCATCTGCTACATATACATCACTGCTGGGCGGAGGGAATACATATCCACAAGATGGACAATCCTTTTCTTTAGGCAAAAGCAGGAATCCGCAACTCGGGCAGGCTCTCGGCTTTGGATCTTCTTTTTCCTTCTTGTCTGCTTTCGTCCCACCAACAGGAGACTGACCACCACGAAAATGATCGTAAAATATCTCATCTGGCCTGCCGAGATTAAGGGCAGTCGAGGAATGATCCAGAATAATACAATCCTGTTTATCTGGATTAGTCCTCAAGCCGCGACCGATAATTTGCACAAAAAGCATCTCACTCTTTGTCGGGCGCGCTAGAATGATGCAGGACACAAAAGGCGCATCAACGCCAGTCGTCATCGTTCCGATATTACAGATGACCTTTAATTCTCCGTCCCGTAGCTGATTAATCATGGCCTCACGCTCCTCGACGGGCGTATAGGCATCCACGTAACCAGCCGGGATTCCGGCATTCAGGAACTGGTGCTGGATCTCCTGAGCATGGCGGCGGTTCACGGCAAAGCAAAAGGTCGGCCTGTTCTCGCCTTTCTTTATCCACGTAGTCACGATGTCAGCTATGAGATCAGCCTTGCTCATGGCCAGTGCAAGCTGGTCCTTTTGATAATCACCAGCAACTATCTTGACGTCTCGCAGGTCAGGAACAGACGGCGCGTAATATTTGAATGGAGACAGGTATCCATCTTTAATAAGCT